GTGTGAGAGGCGGTCACCATGCGTCCCGCCACCAGAAATCGAGGGTCCCCGTCCCGGCGAACCGGACGTTGTTCGACCCGGGCGCGAGCGAGAACCAGCGGGAGAACGTGGCGAGGTTCATCCGCCGGTCCGCGGTCCCGTTCAACAGGACGCTGCGGGTGGCGGAGTCGATGTCGACCCACTGGCCGGCGGGGACGTCGAGCCCGCCGTTCGCGGTGAACGACAGGGCCTCCCCCGTCCCGAGGTGCTCGAGGAACGGCGGGTCCAGCGCGGTGGTCGGCCCGTTGATCCTCGCCCGCCACGGCGCCGGGGAACGGCCGGCGTTGTCCGCAGGGAAGCTGCCCGAGGTGCCGGCTGGGAGCGACCACGGGGGCGTGAACGGCGGCGTGAACCCCGCCCCCGGGTCCTCCGGGGGCGTGTTCACCGCGTGCTCGACAGCGCTGTATTCGACGCCGTCCCGGTCCCAGAACTCGCAGTCGACCGTCATGTACCCGACGGTCAGGTCGTCCTCGACAACCTCGATGTCACGGGTACGTCCGAACCGGAGCCGTTTCTCGCCGCCCAACTGGTAGACGATCGGCACGTCCACGGCCTCGGTTGCCCACGCCGCCCGCAGGTCGTCACGTAGCGCGACGAGCTCGTCGGCGGTCGTGTGCCGGTTCCCCATGCCCGTGTTGACCCGCAGGACCCGGGTGTGGCTGTTGGTGAGGTCACGGCCGGGGATCGAACCGTGCGACGACGCGCGGGGCGTGTCGTCCGCCCGGACAGCCCGCGATGACCAGTCGGTCAGCGTCCCGACCCGCCACGGTGTCCCGGGCCCCAACAGGAGGCCACGGATCTCTACTTGCCAGTCGGTGTCGACGAGGTCTCCTGCGGCCACAGGGGACACGGTCCGCCACCCGGGGGTGTGCGGCCCGGATGCAGGGCTACAGGCCCGTCACCGCCGCCACAGCCTTCGTGACGGCACCCTGCACGCTGCGTTCCATCCGGACCCGTCCCATCGGCGACAGGTCATCAGCGACCACCTGCGACACCTGCACCGTCACCGACTGTCCGCCCCAGACGCCCATCTTCGAGGCGCCCTTGTCCATCAGGTCCATCCCGTACCAGCCGGCGGCTTCCTCGAGGATCGACAGGGAGCGGGCACGGTTCCCGATCCGGGGGATGAACGCCTCCCCGCCCGTCTCCGGTTCCGCGTAACGGATCACGTCACCGCGGGCGACGTGCGCCTGGATACCGCCGTGGATGCCGCCCTGGGCGTACTCGTGGATGCCGCCCCACCGCTGGCCCCGCTGGTCACGTATCGCCTGCGCCGCGGCCTGGACCGCCGACGCGCCGAACGCCGTGATCCGCACCTGGACCTCGCGGGGGATCCCCGCCAGCGCGGACTGCACCCCGAAGATCGTCGCGGACGCCCGGTCGAACGCCGTCAGGTCCGTCGACGTCCTGCCCGGCGTCTCCGACAGGTTCCGCTGGTGGGCGTCCAACGCAGCGCCGGCCTGCTGGGTGCCGTTCAACGCGAGCAGCGTCTCGATGTTCTCCGGGGTCAACCCCATCTGGGTGATCATCATGGCGATCTGTTCGTCGGTCAGACCGGCCTGGCGCATCACGTCAGTGAGCTGGGTGACGTGCCCGGCGAGCACCATGTTCGCCGCTTCGACGCTGCCCTGTTCCTCACCGATCGCCAAGGCGTGATCGATCGCAGCCTGCGCCGCACCCGAGAGGGCGTCACGGTTCGCTTGGCCGTTCTCGGTGAACTCGTCGAGCGACAGGTTCCCGCCCGCCAACTGTTCGGTCAGACCGGTGATCGCGCCACCGAACGCCGTGGCGGCCTCGAACGACGACAGATGCACGCCGATCACGGCGTCCATCGCGTCCGCGTACGCCTGGAGCCGATCGGTCGCCGTGGAGGTCTCGTCGGCGAGCGTGCCGAGACTCGCGCCGAGCGCATCCGACGCCGGGGTGCCGTTCTCCATCGCGGTCTTGGCCGCGGTGACATCGGCGGCGATCTGCTGGTAGCCGCCGTTCGCTGCGGTCGGATCGAAGTTGATCGCTTCGAGCCACCGTTCGGCCTCGTCGTGCCCGACCCCCAGGGCAACCGATGTCACCTGGATCGCGGAGGTCCACAGGTTCGACGCCCGGACCAGTTCCTGCTGGACGTCCCGGGCGGCTTCCATCTCCGCCGACGTTTCCGCCATCGCCGAGCCGAACCCGAGGATGCCCTTCGTGTTCTCCGCGACGCCACGGGCGAACCCGCCCGCACCCTCGAACCGGGTCCAGTCCTGTTCGACCTCCCGCAACCGGTCCCGTGCACCCGCCAGGCCCGCCTCGATCGAGTCGAGCGACTTCGTGTCGATGTCCTCGATCAGCTCTTGCCGCAGGTCCGCGCCGGCACGTTCGGCCTGCCCGAACATGTGGGCGACACCGAGCGCGATCCCGCCGATCCCACCGAGCGCGAACGCGCCAACTCCCAGGTTCCGGGACGCGAACTGGCCTGCCGTGCCGAGCCCTTCGAGCGCCGTCTTCAACTCGCGGACCTTCGGGGCGAGGGTCCCCACCACCCCGGCAGCGGTCAGGCCCACGGCGGCGATCCCGGCGATGCCGGTCCCGACGTTCTGCACGACCGGCGGCATCGCCGAGAACCCGCGGACCGTGTCCGTCGCCCCCTCCGCGAGCGCCCGCAGGACCCCTGTCGACTTGTCGCCCTGTTCGATCAACGCCGTCTCGAGCGCACCGCCGAGCTCTTCGAGGTCACCGGCGAGGTTGTCGGTCTTCTGGGCTGCGACCTCGGCCGCGTACCCCGAGTCGTTGACCTGGTCGACCCACCCGCCGATCCCCTCTTCGCCTTCTGTGAACAGGATCGTGGCGGCACGGACGGCGTCGGCCCCGAAGATGGTCTGCATCGCGGCGGCACGCTGCTCTTCGGTGAGTCCGCTGAGCGCGGTCTGTAGTTCGCCTGCGGCGGCTTCGATGCCGATGAAGCTGCCGGTGGCGTCGAACATGTCGATGCCGAGCCGTTCCATCTCGTTCGCCGCGGTGACCGTGGGGCCGCCGAGCCGCTGGAGCATCGTCTTGAGCGACGTGCCGGCGTCGGAGCCCTTCAACCCGGCCTGACCGAACGCGGCGAGCACCCCGACCGTGTCATCGAGGGTCAGGCCGAACTGGGCGGCGACCAGACCCGACTGCTGCAACGCCGTGCCGATGTCCGACACGTCGACCGCCGACTTGTTCGCCGCGGCGGCGAGCACGTCCGCGATGTGCTCCACGTCCTGGCCGGCCAGACCGAACGTGGTCATCGCGTTCGCGGCGTACGTGGCAGCGGTAGCCAGGTCGAGGTTGCCGGCGGCCGCCAGGTTCAAGGCGCCGTCGAGCGCACCACCCAGGATGTCCGCGGTGGACACGCCTGCCTTCGCCAGCTCGACCTGTGCCTGCGCTGCCTCCGATGCGGAGAACGTGGTCGCAGCACCGGCGTCCAACGCCTGCTGGCGCAGCACCTCCATCTGGGCACCGGTCGACCCCGTCACAGACTGGAGGTCCGACAGGGTCTTGTCGAAATCCATGGTGGCGTGCGCGGCCAGACCGAACCCGGCGAGGATCGCGCCGCCTGCGACGAGGCTGACCTTGCCGATCTGTTCGATGCTCCGCGACGGGGCGTTGCCGAGATCGTCGGAGATCTGCTTGCCGAGCGCCCTGGTCTGCGCCGACACCGCGCCGAGCCCGGCGGTGAACCCGGCCGTCTGCAACCGGAGCGCGATCTCGACGTTCTTGAAGGCCACGGCCCCACGGTCCGCCGATGCGGGGTCCGTGGCCCGGATGCAGGGCTACCGGGCGTCGTTGTCCGGGTCGTACGGGACCAGCTCGACGCGCCGCCATCCGCTCTTGACGCCCTCGTCGTTCGACCCCAACGAGTTGTCCGCCAGTTCACGGCAGCCGGGACAGTCGACGATCTTCGTCACGTACGGGGGGACACGCCGCCGGATCCCGCGGTCGTCGTTCCAGTCGTCGGGGCGGGTGCCGCACCGGTGGCAGTGCTCGGCCCGTTCGGTGATCAGCCACTCCTCGAACGCTGTCGCCGCGTCGAGATCGTCCGGGAGCCACAGCGGGTCCCCTGGTTCGACGACACGGCCCCGGACAACGGAGAGGGGCTGCTGGTACTGGCGGGCGACTCTCAGCTCGTCGCGGACCCCAGGGTCGGCGCGGATCCTTTTCCCCACACCACCGTGCCCTCAGCGGACTCGTTCGCCGCGAGGACGGCGGCCATCAGCCGTTCGAGCTCGTCGGTCGTGTACACCTCCGACGCCCACAGCAGCTCGGCGTCGTCGACGTCGAGCTGATCGCAACACGCCGCGATCGCGGCGGGTGGGAACGTGTCGGCGTTCCACCGGAGCCGTTGGAAGCGGGTCGGGTTGATGCCTTGCCGCTGCTGGGCTTGGACGAACTCGTTCTGCTGGTCGTCGGTGGCGGGGTGCCGTTCGATCAGCTTGCGCCACTGGTCCCGGGACAGGGCCCGGAACGACAGGGTGACCGTGGTCGGCGGTGAGCTGTCGGGGTCGGTGACGATGGTGACGTCACGCTGACGGGGCTTCTTGGCGAGCAGATCGTCGATGGCGGCCATGCCCACACGATCCGCCCGCACGCCCGATGTGGCCCGGATGCAGACCGCGGTGTTCCTGGTGGGTGGCCGAGCGGCGCAGCCGCCAAGAAGCGCCGTCGCCCACCCACCAGTCCATGCGCCGGGTCAGGCGGCGGGCACCACGGCGTTCTTCTCCGGCGGGGCCGTCACCGCGACGTTCACGGTGAACGTGCCGGCGTCGTTGCCGTTGTCCAGCATCGACGTGTTGACGGCACCGGTCGTGATGGGCCACACCTCGGCCCGGCGGGTGGCGACGTCCCCGTACGGCATGCGGACCAGGTACCCGGAGGTCCCCTCGGCGAGCGCCGTCCGGTTCGGGCTGGTGCCCGTGGCCGACTCGTAGAACGTCAGCGACGCGTCGACGGAGCCCTTACGGCCGGGGATCCGGGGGGTCGTGTCGGTGGCGGCGTCCGGGACGTCGATGAACGCGGGGGCGGTCTCGAACCCGGCCATGTTGACGAGGCCGTCGTCCTGGTAGACGCCCGGGGAGACGAGAACGACTCCGGCGGTGAGCTCGGGGCGGGTCGGCGCGGCGAGCGACGCGATCGACGGGCAGAACACGACCTTTTCGTTCGCGAAGAAATGGGTGCGGGACACGGGTTAGTCCTCCGGGTTGGTGGCGGCGTCGGGTGTGGGCGGCTCGTCGGCGGCTGGCTTGCGGCGGCTCTTGGCGGGCGGCTTGTCCTCGGCGGCGTCGGTGGACTGGTCGGTGTCGGGCTGTTCGCCGGCGGGGACGGCCACGGCCTTGTGGGGCTGGTAGCCGGGCTCGCCCGGTTCGGGGGTCCCGTCGGGGACCAGTTCCCACCCGCGGGGCTGCCACAGGGTGCGGAACTGGTCGAGCGTCGCGGCGGTTGCTTCGCCGTCGACGGTGGGGTGCGTCATCCGGATCGCGTCCACGGTCAGATCCTCACGCTGGCGACGGTGGCGTTCGGGGCCGAGTAGGTGACGTCGACGAGCCCGTCGACACCCGCGAACCGTTGGGCGGTCAGCGGACCAATCCACCGTTCACCGGTGGTGGCCGGGACCGCGACGGCGAGGTTGACGTCGGTTCCGTAGTTCGACGGGACCTTCGAGTCGACGGTGACCGTGATGACGCCACCGGTCGCGTTGCGGACCACGAGGAACGACGTCGGTCCGGGCTGGACCTTGTCGCCTGAGACGCCAGCGGTCGCCAGCGTGGGGCCGAGGCCGGTCTGGACGATCTGCTGCTGGGTGAGGACTGCCATACCGGGGGAGCGTGCACGCCCTGGTAGCAGCCCTCGGGGATGCAGGTTCAGCCGAGTTTCGGCGAGTTTTGCGCGGCCCTCCCCCGGGTCAGGGGGTGTGCGGTGCGACGGAGAGCACGTACCGGTCAGCGACGTTCGACAGGCGGCCCTCTTGGATCAGGCCGCCGCCCGAGTCGAACCCGCGGTGCCACACGACAAGCCCGTCGTCTCCGGTGAGGGTCTTCGCTCCCCCGTTGACCGTGTACCCGTCGATCGGGCGCACGAACGCCCCAGTGCCCGCTGTGCGGCCCAGCACGGCCTGGCGGACAAGCCCGGCCGCCCACTCGGCTTCCCACCGCTCGTCGGACACCGACGACACCTGGTAGACGGTCTCAGCCATCGCTGCCGGGTGCGCGGCGTCACCGGACGGTCCGCCACCGGCGATCGAGTAGACGACCACGTACGGGTACGTGTGCGCCTGCCCGGCCTTCCCGGGCGCCTCCCCGTCCCCCACCGCCACACTCGCCGGGAGGGCGGCGTCGAGCATGGCGATCAGGGCGTCGGTCACATGGTGCAGCGTCGAGACGGTCACCGGTCCAACACCTTCGCCATCTCCTCTTGGACGTCCATCTCGAACCCGGGTCCGATCTCGTCGATCGCCGGACCGAAGTGCGGGAACGGCGGCTGGCGGTAGGTGCGGCCGAGACTGTCCGTCCCGGAGAACCCGAGCTCCAAGCGGCGGCCCTGCGGCCGGTTCGTCCCCACCCGCGCCGTCGGCCCGCCCGCATCCATCCCGACCTCGAGCATGATCGACCGGTTGTAGTCGCCGGTCACCATCCGGGGCCCCGGTCGGCCGGCAGCGTTCGCCTTGACGCGGGCCTGCAACTTGAGGCCGTGGTGCGCGACGATCTTGTACGCGCGGGCGCCTGCCTTGAGCCCGGCACGGCCGAGGTCGCGGGACAGGTCACGGAGCTGTGACGTGTCGACCTGCATGGCGTCCCCGGCCATCAGACCCTCGGCCCCCGTGCCTTGTCCGCCAGGATCAGGATGCGGGTCACCGCGTACGTGCCGGCGATGATCCGGGTCACGTCGAACGCTCGGCCGACCTGCGACGGGTCCGTGGTCGAGGCGGTGCACGTGACCGTGTCGCCGAGGCGGACGCCGGTCTGGGCGGCGGGGATCCGGCAGCGCATGTCCTCGATGAACGCCGGAGCGCCGCCCTGAGCCTGCGGCTGGTTCGAGGTGGTGGTCGACGGGGGCCGGAACATGCACGCACCCGAGTAGACCGAGGTCGCGGCCGGCGGTGTGGTGGTGCCGGTCGTTTCGTCACGTGTCCCATCCCCGGTCCCGGGGCGGGTGATCGTGCACTCATCGGCGAACGCGGTCTCCGCTTGCGCCCGCCCGGCCGTCAGAGGCGGCCCCATCACTGCCCCCGTGCCATGTCGGCCAGGACGGCGAGCGCGGAAGCGGTCGTGTTCATCTGCCCCGGCCCGAGCCGGCGGAACGCTTCCTGCTCGAGCAGGGCGGGGTCGACGTTGGCGAGGAACCCGCAGATGATCTCGGCGTCGTCGATCTCGGACGGGTTGGCGACCTGCACGACCCCGTCGCCTTCGATCACCCCGCCGGCTTGGACGTGGATCGTCAGGACGGTGGGTTGGCCGACGGCGGCGTCGACCTGCACCCCCGCGACCCTGTCCGACACGTCCTCGCCGTCGATCTCGACGCGGCCAGGGCCGACCGGGTTCGGGGACAGCGAAAACGACGTCACCCCGCCACGGTCGTACGACGTGGCGGGGCGACTCGGGATGCAGGGTTGCGCTAGTCGACCGACTCGGCGTGAGAGTGCGGACCGATCCGCAGGGAGAGCCTGGGCAAT